ATCATGGCTAAGCAGGAGGTATCAGGTTGGCCCTTTGATGTTGTTGCTGCCCAGAAACTAGAAGCCACTCTCCGAACAGAGATGGATAAACTAGCTGATCAGATGCGGGAAGCATTTCCGTATGTTGACGGGGGACAGATGGTACCAAAACGTGCCAACGCTACGCGTGGGTACATCAAGGATGCCGCCTTCACAAAGCTAAAGGAGTTCAACCCTACCTCGCGTGATCACATCGGCTGGGCCTTTATGACCTGGAGGGGCTGGAAACCAGAAACCTTCACCGACACAGGTAGGCCAAAGATTGATGAGGGTATCCTTATGGGCATTGATACGAACGAAGCTAAAATCTTTGCTCGTCTCCTTGAACTTCAGAAAGCTCTTGGTCAACTATCCGATGGTGCTAATGCTTGGCTAAAGACTGTCACCAAGGAAGGACGTATCCATCACGTTTGTCAACTAGCTACTAACACAGGTCGTAATGCACACTCACGTCCCAATCTTGGGCAAACGAGCAGTGACCCACGCTGCCGCAAGTTGTTTCTACCGGGTAAAGGCATGGCTCAAGTGGGTGCGGATGCTTCTGGTTTGGAGCTTCGTATGCTCGGTCATTATCTTGCTCATTTCGATGGAGGGTCTTTTGCTGACGTTGTTGTCAATGGGGACATTCATCAACAAAATGCTGATCGAGTTGGCTGCTCACGCAAGGACGTTAAGACCTTGACGTATGCCTTTATCTACGGGGCTTCTGATAAGAAGATAGGTTTATCGCTTGATAAATCATTGGATGATCGGAAAGCATCCGATCTTGGTAAGAAAATCAGACAGAAGTTCCTTGAGGCCATCCCTGGCCTAGAAGGGCTCCTGACGGCTGTTGCCAAGCGAGCTGAGGGTGATGTACTCAAGGGCCTTGATGGGCGTCCTATCCGTCTCCAGGGGAAGAAACACGCTGCCCTCAACTACCTACTCCAAAGTGCTGGGGCAATTGTTTGTAAGCGATGGAACGTCATCACTTATCAACAACTTAATGATCTTGGATACCAGTGGGACATTGACTATCAATGGCTTGGTTGGATTCACGATGAAATTCAATTAGCTGTTAAACCACACCTTATTTCTGATGCCAAGTTCCAACTCGAATGGGCGATTGTCCAAGCCGGAGAATACTACAACCTCAAAGTCCCCCTTGCCTCTGAAGCAAAAGATGGTAGCTCCTGGGCTGACTGCCACTGATCTTCAATTGAGGGTTGATGCTGACTTCTACGCCTATCGGGCATGTCAATCAGCAGAGACAGAGCTTGACTGGGGTGATGATCTGATTACCATTGCCTCTAACTTCCGTGTCGTACTAGACATTTTCGAAGGAGAGATGAGCAAGCTTCGCAGTAAGTTTGACACAACCAACGTTACTCTTTACTTCTCTGATACCAACAACTTCCGCAAGACAGTATGCCCCGATTATAAAGGTAAGCGTACCAAGCGTAAGCCTGTTGGGTATCGTAGGCTGCTGGAGTGGTGTGCCAAGCATTACAAAGTTGTGCGCTACAAGAATGTAGAAGCTGACGATGCGCTTGGTATTGAATGCCACCTAGACTCAAGGGACTTCATATTGGTTAGTCCCGACAAAGACATGAAGCAGATCTCCTGCCGATTGTACAACGGGGAAGATGAGTTTAATGTAACTCCAGAGGAAGCTGACTACTGGTTCTGGACACAGTGCCTTACCGGTGACCCCGTTGATGGATACAAAGGAGTACCCGGCATCGGAGCAGTATCCAGTAAGAAGATCCTTGACGCAGCTGGTGACAACCCTTGGCAGGATATTGTTGCCGCATACGTCAAGGCAGGGCAGACCGAAGAAGACGCCCTCCGTAATGCTCGCTTGGCACGAATCCTACGTCCTGGTGAGTACAACTCAACAACCAAGGAACCTATCCTATGGACGCCACCCTCATTGGATTGATTCTGGTATGACAAACAATGTTTACGACCGGGACCAATGGGAAGAATTCTACGAGAACAACAACTCCGATCAATCCAACGAAAGCATCGTGACCTATTCAAAGACCAACCCTAAGCACTATCAACATGGACGCATCCAGGTTTGGGATTTTATTGTGGATCAGCAGCTCGATTTTCTGGCTGGTAACGTCGTTAAGTATCTCTGCCGTGCTGGCAGAAAGGATAAGGAGTCTACGCTTGACGACCTCCTCAAGGCTCAAGTATACCTCAACAAAAAAATCGACACCCTAACCAATGACCGCTACTCCAACGCACCTAATTGAACAGGCTTTTGTCTTTCGTCTTGCGGCTGAACAATCCATAGATCCAAAGAATGAGGTTGTTCAAGACATGCAAATGCGCCTCATTCGTGAAGAGTTTCATGAATTTATTGAGGCACATTGCGCCGAAGATCACAGCGATAGTGATGAGCATACGCTCAAGGAACTTGCTGATCTGGTGTTTGTGTGTTACCAATATGCGGTAGCTCGCGGCTGGAATTTGGACATTGCAATGGCAAGAGTATTTGAAAGTAATATGAGTAAATTCGTGGATGGCAAGCCCCTCCGCCGCGAAGATGGTAAGATTCTCAAGGGCCCAAACTACCAACCACCATTCCTGACTGACCTTCTATGACCGCCTCTCAAATTGCCCGCACAGGTCGAGTTCAAAGCTGGATTGACAATCCTGAATCACGCCTGCCTGTGTCTTGTACCGTCTTCGTTGTTGAAGATGAAATGGAGGGTCCCGATGGAATCGAAGCCAGTTGGAGATTCGTCTCCCATGCCCTCCGTAACGGAGCAGGAGTTGCTGTCCACCTTTCTAAACTCCGTGAGCGGGGAAGTGAAAATGGTAAAGGACTCGTGGCGTCAGGTCCTGTCTCTTTTGCCAGAATATATTCAACGCTCAATGAAATCCTAAGACGTGGTGGCATTTATAAAAACGGTGCTGTTGTCTGCCATCTTGATTATACTCATCCAGATGCCCTTGAATTTATCAACGCATCACGCTCTGAGTTGTCTTGGGTTAAGCGGTGTCTTAACGTTGATGGTGCCTTCCTTACCAGTGCATCTCCTGAGCTAATAGAAGCAACCCTTGAGGGAATCAAGAAGGGCGACATCTGGCTCAATAAGATTCGCTATGACGCAAAAGGTAATCGTATTTATGGAAATGTCTGCCTTGAAGTTTATCTACCTAGCCGTGGTACTTGCCTTCTTCAGCACATCAATCTGGGTGCTTGCAATATCGAAGACCTCACTCCAGCTTTCGTAAGCGGAATGACTTCCCTGATTAATCTTCACGCCAATACAGGCGTTGGAGATACAGGTGAGTACCTTTCACCAGAAGTAGACCGTCAGGTTGGATTAGGTATTCTTGGATTGGCTAACTTCCTATGTCACAATGGGGTAACTTACAAACAATTTGGCGAAGCTCTTGATGCTTACATCTCACACCAACCAGTACATACACCCGCATATCTCCTTGTCTCGGAGTTTGCTAAGTCTATTGAAATTGCGGCGCAGATCGCTCGTCATGCGAACATGCAACGGGCCTTTGCCATTGCTCCTACCGCTTCTTGTAGTTACAACAACGTTGATCTTCGGGGGTACACTACCACTCCTGAGTTGGCTCCTCCTATTAGCCGCCACGTTGACCGTGATTCTGGGACGTTTGGAGTACAATCGTATGCGTACCCGCCTGATTGCGAGATTGCCTCGGAAGTAGGTTGGGAAGATTACAAACGTGTTGCTAATGGAATAGTGACATTGTTCAGAGCAACCATGCTATTTCATGGGTACTCCTATAACTCTTGGTCTGATGTAGTTACTTACAACCGTGAGTTCCTGAGGGACTGGATGGCATCATCCCAAACATCCCTCTATTATGCCCTTCAGGTATTGCCAGACACCCAAGCAAAGGATGATGCAATGGCTGCGCTTGATGATGACTTTAGAGATCTTTTTTCCTTTGAGGAAGAGACTGAGTTTAAAAACGAACCTTGTATTCCTTGTGGAGAATGACTAAGCATACATCACCTTATGATCAAGTAATCTCCAGAAAGCGAAAGTGGACGCCTGTTGCGGTTCAACGTGGGAAGTTGGTTGATGGTGCTGAGAATGCCCTATTTAGGGCCCTTGGTCTTCGTCACCTAGAACTACCCGTTCGTGAGTTCCTACAACAGGGACTTGAAAAGGAACTACCTAAGACCCCTGGTGTTAGGGAAGCTCTCCTATCAAATCAATTGGATGAAGAGAGGCATGATCAAGCCCTTAACTATGTGGTAGCTGCTCATGGTTCAGACGAGAAGTTTGAATCGGAAGCCAAGCATATTCTTAAGGCGTGGCTGGATGCCCCTGAACATCCATTACTAAAAGCCGCAATCCTTGAACGCAGTGTCTTCTTCGTCATCCTTCCTTTCTTCCGATTCAATGGAGACATTGGAATCAGAACCACAGCAGCCGACATCTCCAGAGATGAACAAACTCACGTTGCCATCCACTCGATGGTCTGCTCAGAGCTGGGACTTAAATCTACGCAAAGCCTTAACCGATTACGTCGAGCGACTGTCGGATGGGTAGTTGATGGGCTTGGTAAATCTGAAAGCAAGTATCTTGATAAGGATTTCTGGTTGGCTCAATCAGATTCCCTCTATGCTAAGGGCAAAGCACCAGGTTTAAAGGATACACAACGTAGTAGAATGCCTGCCTTCTTTGAGGCAGCAAATAATGATCTTCCCCAATATGGCTGACGCTTACTTCGACACTGAAACCATTCCCCTCACCAGTGTGGTTGGGGGGCGCATTGATCTAACTGTTCTTACTGAAGAACTAGATCGAATGTATCCAGATGATTATCCTGATCATGAAATGACAGTGTGGGAAGCTGGCCGTATGGCTGGTGCCATTGCGGTGATCCGTTACCTTAAATCTAAACTAACTTAGTATCATGTGCCTTTCTCCAAAGATGCCTGCGATGCCGGAACCACCACCCCCGGTTCCAGCTCCTGTTCAAGCTACTGCCGATACCACACCAACCACAGTTAAACCCTCTAAGTCAAAGCGTGAATCCCTTCAACAAGCAGGTAAGGGTACTTCTAACTTGACTATTCCCCTCAGTACCGGTGGTGCTACTCCTTCAATGACTAACCTTAGTATTGGTAAATAACAAACATGGAAAATCAATCTGCCGCGAGTCGTTACTCTAAGTTGGCAAGCGACAGAACGATCTTTCTCGATACTGCTAGGGATTGTGCAGCCCTTTCTGTTCCTTATTTATTGACACCTACGGGTGTTGTTAATGGACAGAAGCTGCCCACTCCTTGGCAATCCATGGGCGCTAAAGGCGTTAACGTCATGGCATCTAAGCTGATGCTAAGTTTGTTCCCCGTGAACGCAACTTTCTTTAAGCTTCAGATAAATGATGGTAAGCTTAGCTTGGACCCCAGTTTAAGTGCTGCTGTTAAATCAGAAATTGACCTATCGCTTTCCAAGATGGAACGAGTGGTCATGCAAAACATTGCTGAATCACAGGATCGTGTTATCCTTCACCAAGCAATGAAGCACCTAATTGTAACCGGAAATGCTCTGGTATACATGGGTTCAAGTGGTGTTAAACTTTATCCTCTTGACCGATATGTGGTCGTCCGTGATGGAGAGGGTAATCCCACCGAGGTCGTTACTGTTGAATCAATTGACCGTCAATTCCTACCTGCTGAATTCCAAACAGAACAAGCAAGGAATGTAAATGATGTAGCTGATAATACTAGTGCTCCTAGTGTTGATGTTACTGTTGGTGAAAATGAAGTTGCTGTTTACACTTGGGCTAAGCTCAAGGATGGACAGTGGCGATGGAGACAAGAAGCAGAAGGGAAGATCCTTCCTGACTCTCT